AAGACTACACTTTTAACACCATCAACTTCTTCTTCTACAAGATCCTCTTTAGTAAACATGATGTCGCCTTGGAATATACCTTTCATTCCAAGTTTAGGAAGATGCTTGAGTGCAACTTTAAGTTTATCTGACAATCCACCTGACCCATGATTGGATGCTATATCAGCATTCGTATAATTTATTTTTGGTGTCTTGTTAAATAGTGATTTTGTTGCAACAAAAAACTTCCCATTCTCTGGATTCTGTCCAGCAAAAACTGCTGGAGCTCCATCCCATTTTACTGTAACATTCGTTGAACCTTTACCAACTCCGTTCAACATATCTTTCAATGAATTTAAAAATCTAACTGCTGTCTTTGCACCAGACAAACCATTATTAATTATCTCATCTTCAAGATGTTCTAAGTGAGTGTTCTTATCTTCATTTAATAACTGTGCGAATGATAGCATTAGATACTCAATGTTAATGAATTATTATTTAATAATGTATCCTCAACTTCTATTTCAAATCCAAATATATTTCCAAGTGCAACTATTCCATCTTGTGCAGCTTCTTTAATTTTCGTTATAGATTCTTTTATTATACTAATAAATTTATTCCAAAGTTGCTTAGTAGTATCTATCAATTTTTTTGTCAAAGAAGTTATTCTATCAAAAAACTTACCTTCAGATATCGCATCTTCATCTAAATAATTTTGATATATATCATACTGTTTAACATAATTTTCATATAATTGTGTTGATTCAAACTGTACTTCTTTCACACCCATTCTTACATTCTGATATACATTATATCCTAAATGTTTTGATGTTGAAGAACCTTTCCAATTAACCTGTAAATCAATCTGTCCTGCATATTCTTTAATAGTCTTAGAAGTATATTTATCAATCTTATGTTCTTTAACTAAAAAATTTTCTATCTGACCTGCAGGTTTCCAAACAAACATATATTGTGCTGTTTGAATTGCTTTCTTACCAAATTTTTGTTCACCAGATGCTGCTTCAAAAACAAATCCTAATTTAAAATTATCATTTTTTTTAAATAAATCACTTAATTTCTTTTTAACTTCATCTTGATTTTTTTTAAATATACCATCCATATTTTTAAGAAGTTTTTTATTTTCACCAGCAATATATGTTGGTGCTTTTTTAGCATTGGCTTTACCTTTATCACTAGCCATAGCTTTCATTTCTTTACTTGGATTAATAGCTTTTATTTGTAATTTTAACTTTTTTATTTTATTTTTATCTTTTTCTTTTGCAAGTTTTTTATTTAATGATTCCCATTTCTTAACTTCTTTGACTGCCCACGATACCATTTTATCTGTTGCACGAGGATTAGTATCTCTAAATCGTTTCATCACTTTAAGCGATGAATAATAACCTTGCGTCGTAGCAGATTCTAATTTATCCATTGACTTCGTTAAATCCTTTAACGATTTCTCTACCAATTTAGATGTCTTTGCAGCTGCAGCTGCTGTTGCAATCGACTCACCTTTTTTACCAGACATCAATTGAGCACCACTTGCATTTTTTACAGAATAACGAAAACCACCAAGAACAAGATCCGTCTTAGAAGTATCTGCACCTTTTTTCTTTGCCCAAGTCATCCACTCATCTGTCATCTGACCAGCTGATTGTATCTCATATGTTCCATCACCACCAACAGTATCAACACATTTATTACCAAAAGTCAACAATCCTTTAAGAGTATCTTTTTCATTATTTTTATCCCATACTGATCTTGCTTTTTTAAATTCTTTATTATTTTCTATTGCCTCTTGTAATATTGTTTTTCCTTTTGCACCACCAACAAAAGCAGCTTCATAACAAACTCCAATAACAGTTTCCATTGCTGTAGAAAGATCAGTTGCCTCAAATAAATTTTGTATTCGTTGTTCTTGTCTATGTTCTTTAAAACTTTTCATAGTTTGTCTAAGCTATCTAGTATGCATAAGGGACATTCTTCAAATGGAACAGATCGAAATGGACATATTTTATTATGATCTATTTCACCATATCCACCCATTGAATGAAGGGCCGTACTATTCTTTTCTTTACGTTTCAATCTATTGGCTGAATCTTGAAACAATTCTATAAGTTTCTTATCTTTCATATCTACTATTTATATAGTTTCTTCTATAATATTTATAATAACAGGACATTTAGCTAATATTTCCAATCAGCTGTAGTCACTTTAACGTCTTTATGTTGCCTCAAAAACGGCGTATCAGGTGAATTTTTTGTATCAGAACCACCATCTGCCAATACTGGTTGTTTAGATTGTGAAATACTTTCCAATCTCATTCGTTTTTTATTCATACCCAGCATAAATTTGGCATTAATTGTCGGGTCACTATAACGATTCTTCAACTGTTTGAACATTAACTGACCACCATTATCTTCTTTTGCCACAATAGCTAACATTAAATCTGCTGTTGCAGGCAATCCAAAGGACTCAGATATATTTGAAAGATCAGGATCTGAACTCATAAATCCTTCTCTATTTAACTGAGAACTTGTGATTATAGGAACTTTCGACTCAACTGCAAACCCACGAATCTCCTCTGCTATGGATTTAATATAAACATAAGTATTCATATTTGCTGTCCACTTAACTCTGTTGGAAGCACAAATATTTAAATAGTCTAATATAATGATCTGTGGTACAAATCGTTTCTTGATCTTTAACTCTCTCACCAAAGAACGAAAATTACCAACATGAGCTCCTGATGTTGGATACTCTTTGATAATCAATCTACCAAAATTTCTAGTAGAGTTCATCATCTTTTCAATCTTAGAATTAAATGAATCTCTTGGAAGCAATCGTATCTGATCTATATCAGTATCCAAAAGATTTGCATCTATTCGTTCTGCTATTCTCTCTTGTGCCATTTCCATTGTAATATATAAAACATCAAATCCTTGTTTGATATATTGAGATGCCAAATGAGTCTTGACTAATGTTTTACCAGAACCAGTTCCACCAAGAAATACTGTAAGAGTTTTTGGTGATATTCCTCCACCTGTAATCTTATCCAACATCTCAATACCAAATGGATATCTCTGTTCTCGTTTATGATAAAACTCCCAACGACCCTGTGAATCTTCTATATAATTATGTCCCACACTTGTATCTAAAGATACTGCTAATGCATCAGTCAACATATCTGGTATTGCATCTTTTGGTTTCTTTGTATCTTTACCTTCTAAGATTGCAATAGAATCTACAATACCATTATAAACAGCTTGATCTTTTGCCCATTGTTCTGTTTCATTTACCAACCATTCATAATCATCTGTTTTTATTTTATATGTTGTCAATACTTCCATACAATTCTTGAATGTTGCTTCATTCAAATCATCTCTACCCGTAATCATATTTTCAAGTGATGAAACTGTTGGAGGCTTATTATATTCTTGAATATGATTCTGTATCTCTGAAAATATAATCTTCTCTGGGTGGGCTTTAAAATATTCTGGTTTTAAAAACACACCAACTAAACTTGCATACTCACTATTAAATATTAAATTTTCCAGTATTAACTGCTCGGTTCTCATAAACCCCTTCCCTTATGTAATATCACTCTAGGATCATTAAGAACTAATAAATTTTTAAGTATCTTACCTATTTCTACTTGAAACTGATCTTTATTCTTCTCAGTTACAACTCTATTCAAGTGTTCCTTATCTGATTCCCATCCTTCATCTTTATAATTACCACCAATAATTTCATAACCAAATGCTATATCAAATACACCGGGTGTATTTTGATGAGATAATTCTACATTCTTAAAATAAAACTCCACACCCTTGAATTTACCTTCCTGCAATACAAACCTATACAAAGGACTTGAATTAAAACCAATCGCTGATCTATCTATCTCCATGTTTTTCTCCTTCACACATTATCCACTCTGATAATAAATATTTCTGTGCCATAATACTCTGTGTCTGACCAAATGATACAATACCAATTAAACCATCCATCATCAATAAAAAACAATAAAACATATATTTCAATCTACCATACGGAAGGCCTTTATGTCTTGTCTTAGAAAATACTGGTTCAACTCTTGGTGAATCATGTATTTTCATTTCTTCAAGAGATTCTTTTAATTCATCCATCTCATTATTATAAATTACTCTGCCTGTATCAAAATCAATTTTCATTTAACACCTTCCTTATCAGTCTGCGTTTCTCATCTACATTAACTTCTAAAAACGGTTTATAATTATAACACAAAGTTTTTTGATCCCTCCATATAGGATCAATCAATTTCTTATCTACTATCTTTGTAAAACCTAAAATAATATCTAAGACTGTAAAAGTTTCCAAAGAAATATCTTCACCTAACAAGAGCTTTAATATTGGAGGATGATTAATTCCATCACATTCAAACAACTCATTAAACTTTAGATCATACTCCTTCATATACTCAACAACTACTTTCATATTTCGTTGAAGATGAAGCGAGAAACTCTCCATCTTAATTCTATATTCATCATAATATTCATCAAGAAATTCTGTTGGATAGTTTTTACCTCTGGTCAACTGTGACAAATAATAATATATTAAATCATGTTCTTTAGTCATCTTCTTTCCAAGAGATGCAAAAAACCCCCGCTGCCAAGAGAACCCTGTTTGATGTTCATGCTTGGCAAAATACCTTTCCATAGATGCAATTGTACCCCATGTGGCATTACCAAAATACTTAAAATAGTCATACGAACCAGTAAAATGCAAATACATTCCATGATATGTTTTCCAAGCACGAAAAGTTCTATTCGTTTCTACTGTTTTTTGTTTTGGAAATGTAATCATTCAGCCGACCCATATGAAAATTCTTTCTTGGCAGAAACTTCAAGTTTCTCCATAACATCCTTAGTAAAATACTTCTCAGGATCATTCACAATAGTTTTCTCAAATGCTTTACCAACTGGTGTTTCAAATCTAGTTGATACTTTCTTAAAGATATCATACTTTTCTGCAAGTGCAACCAAACCATAATACTTATCCAACCCTGTCTTATAATCCAATTTAGTTTCTGTAATAGATTCTTCTTTAGTCAATCTTCCCTTGACTAATTTCATCTTGATAATATTCCCCAATACCTCAGTTCCTTCTTTAACTTTTCGTTTACCAAGTGTTACAATCACAGAAGCTGCATACTTGATTCCACCACCACCAGAAATTTCTTTCGTTGGAAACAAACTCCCTATCTTATCATAGGTGTGGTTTGTAATAATCAATGGGATATTTGCCTTTGCAAGTTTCAACGCAAGGGTTCTGAATGCTGAACGAACAGCTGGAGCTCTTGTCATATCTCTTTTATCAGAACCACTTGACGAATCTTCCATTTCTTTTCTTGTAGATAAATTACCAAGTGAATCAAGAAAAATCATAACTTGATAATCTTTATCCATGTTCTCG